GCCGCAAGGCGATGGAGGCGATCCAGAAGCTGCTGGCCAATGAGGCCGCGATCCTGGAGCAGCTCGCGACGCCGACCGCGGTGCTGGTCGAGGCCGCGCGGGCGGAGCAGATCGCGTCGGATGCGGTCCTGGAGCAGATCGCGCAGCCGATCGCACCGCCGGCTCCGATCGAAAGTGTCGGCGCGATCGAGATCGACATGACCCCGGCTGCCGAGCAGCCCGCGCCGCAGGTGCCGGACGGCGACCACCTCGTCGTGATCGACGAGGTGCGCCCCGGTGTGACGCGCAGCGGCGACGAGAGGTGGGCACTGCGCCTGCGCGTGGCCGAGGGCCCGTTCTTCGGCCGGCAGGCCGCCTGGGACAGCCTCGTGTTCAGCACCCGCGGTCGGGCCCGCGCCCGACTGGTCCTGCGGGCGCTCGGCTTCACCGAGCCCAAGCTGGTGATCGAGCCGAAGGATCTCGTGGGCCGGCGCGCGATGGCCACGATCCGCAACGTCACCTACGCCACGCCGGACGGCACCGAGGTGCGGCGCGGCGAGGTGCCCTACGACGGCTACCGCGCGGTCGGAGGTGCCTCGTGATCTCCGCCGCCGACCAGGACCGCCTGCTGCGCGACGCCAGCGAGGCCGGCCTCTACATCCTCGACACGCGCAGCCGCATCTGCACGCAGCCGATCGTGGTGGTCCGCCGCGCGCAGTTCGGCCCAGGCGTCTACCTGTGGCCGAACGGCACCGCGACCCGGTGCGACCTGCAAGCCGCGCCCGCGCTCTGCACTGAGCGCGCGGTGCGCGAGCTGGTCGGCCTGCCGACCGGAGGTGCGTCGTGAGCGCCGTCCCCACTCCCGTCCCGATCGACACCCAGCGCAACCTGTGGTTCGTGCGGCTCGGCCGCACCCGCGCGAAGGCGGTGCAGCACCTGTTCCGCGGTGGGCTCCGCCTGCCGAGCACGGGCCGCGCCGTCCACCTCGACTTCGCGCTCGTGCTGCGCGCCGGCTGGCGCAGCTGGGATCTGGTCGGCACCGAGGCCGACGTGCGCATGGCCATGGGCACGCTGAAGGTGCAGGAAGACCTGCGCGCACAGCGCCTCTCGTGGCGCGCTCGCATCATCCGCGTCGCCCGCAAGGCGTGCCGCACCATCCTGTCCGACGACGTGGTCAACGACCCGGCCGTGATCGAGGCCGCGCGCGTGATGAACAGCGATGTCTGGACCATCGCGCACGCCGTGATGGACTACTGGGCCGAGCAGGCCGAAGGAGGTGCGTCGTGACCGCTGCCGAGCTTCCGTCCCCGCTGAGGGGTGACATCCAGCGCATCACCGACGTGTTCACAGGAGCCGACGGTGGCGTGTGCTTCGTGGCGCTCTGCGCCTTCCTGAGCCGTATGGCGGCCGAGGGATCGCCGGCCAGCAGACAGGTTGTGCAGGTGGTCGAGCGGTTCGCGCGGATGCTTCGGATGGTCGAGGAGGGCCGCGTATGAACCTCTACCCGCACCAGCAGGCCGCCGTCGACTGGCTGCGCGCTCGGCCGCGCGCCGGTCTGTTCGACGACCAGGGCCTCGGCAAAACCGCGGTCGCCATCGTCGCCGCACGCAGCGTCGGCGTCGGCGGACGCCGCCGCGTGCTCGTGATCGCGCCGGCCATCGCGACCGTGAACTGGGTCCGCGAGATCGAGGCGTGGGCCCCAGGCGAGCGCGTGCAGCGCGTCACCACGGGCCGCGACAAGATCGACCGGGCCGCCAGCTGGGTCGTCGTGTCGCACGCGCTGGCGGTGAGCCGCTCGATCGACGAGCAGCTCTACGGCTTCGACGTGACGATCGTGGACGAGGCGCACGCGTTCCGCAACCCGACCGCGGCGCGCACGCAGGCGATGCTGCTCGGCGCGAACCCGATCGCGCGCCGCACAGGCACGTGCTGGCTGCTCACCGGCACGCCGTGCCCGAACTCGCCGGCCGAAGTGTGGACCTACCTCGCTGCGCTCGCGCCCGATCGGCTGCGCGGCGAGGACGGCCGGCTGCTGCGCTACACGGAGTGGCGTGACCGGTTCTGCGTGACGGTGCCGGACTCGTTCCGGCCCTGGCAGGTGCGCATCCTCGGCGCGCGGAACGTGCCCGAGTTCCGCCAGCGGCTCGACGGCTTCGCCCTGCGCCGGCTGAAACGCGACGTGCTCACGTCGCTGCCGCCGATGCGGCACGCGGTGGTCGCCGTCGAGGCCAAGGTGCCCGGCGACGAGCCCGCCGAGCTGCACGACGACGCCGACCTGCACCGCGCGGCCGGCGACGCGGGCTGGGCGACGTGGCGACACGAGTGCGGCCTCGCGAAGGTTGACCCCGCTGTGGCGCTGATGGAGGCCGAGCTGGCCGGCGACCCGGACCGGAAGGTGATCCTGGTCGCGCACCACCTCGACGTGATCGAGGGGCTGCGCACCGGCCTGCACGCCTACGGCGCGACGACGATCGTCGGCTCGCTGTCGCAGCTCGAGCGCGCGCGGCGCGTCGAGCGGTTCCAGGTCGACCCGGCCTGCCGCGTCATCGTGTTGCAGCTCCATGCCGGCGGCACCGCCATCACCCTGACGGCGGCGCAGGACGTGGTGTTCGTCGAGGCGAGCACCGTGCCCGGCGACAACGCGCAGGTGGCCGACCGCGCGCACCGCATCGGCCAGCAGGGCAGTGTGCTCTGCCGCTACCTGTCGGTCGCCGGCAGCGCCGACGAGGCCGTGGCGCGCATCCTGGCGCGCAAGACCGAGGCTCTGCGGTCGATCGGTCTCGGAGGTGGCGCATGATCTGGCACGAGCTGTGGCCGTTCGTGCTCGCCGTGGTCCTGGGCAAGGAGCGGACCCGCAAGTGGGTCAGCCAGCTCTGCACCCGGTCGCGGGTGCATGGCGACCGCTACCCGGTCCTGTGCGAGTGCAGTAACTGCGTGGCGACGCTCGACTTCGCCCACGAGTGGGTGAGGATCCAATAATCCTCAAGGAAACACGTGTTGACATCCGATTCAGAATGTGCTACAATGGGTCGCGGGCGGCCAGCTCAACTTCGAGCTGGTCACCCGAACCCGAAACCCTGACTGCTGAGACTAGAACCATGACGAACCTGATGACCGCCTCCTCGAACCTGAAGAACCGCCCGGCCGACGAGCACTACAGCTCGATGGCCAACCTGCTCTCCGCCGCCCGGCGAGACGCCGCGACGTTCCGCGCCGTCGACACCGACGTGGCCAACCTCGAAGTCGCCACCAACGACGGCGACCTGATGCTCGTGAGCAAGCGCGCGAGCGCCGGCTACCGCCTGACCAACCACAGCCTGAGCGCGCTGTGCCAGCTCGTGGGTGCTCGCACCCAGTTCATCACGTCGCTGACCCCCAAGGTCGCGGCCATCGCGATGTCCGACGCGCTGTCGCGTGTCGGTGGCAGCGTGAAGGTCCACCTCGGGACGTTCACCGGCGACAGCCTGCAACAGGGCCCGGTGGTGGCGCGCGGCCTGACCAGCACCGGCTACAGCCGCTTCAGCGACGCCGACCTGCTCGGCGAAGCCGACGAGTGGTTGGTCGGCAGCGGCTTCGAGGCCGCCCGCCCCACCAAGAACACCGACAGCCAGCGGAACAACATCATGGGCAATGCGAAACCCGCACTGTTCCGTGGGGACCGCGACTCGTTCTGCTTCTTCATGCACGAGGAACGCAGCGAGGGTGCCGGCGGCCGTCCGATCCGCCGCGGTGTCATCATCGAGAACAGCGAGGTCGGCGCCTCGTCGGTCTGGATCCGCAGCTTCATCTTCGACGACCTGTGCGCCAACTTCATCATCTGGGGGGCGCAGCAGATCCAGGTCTACCGTGGGATCCACCGCGGTGACCGGCTCCAGCGCGACGTGCGCGCTCACCTCCGCAGCCTGATGCCCACTGTGACGGCGAAGGAGCTGGACATCCTGCACGCCGCCGCGGCCAAGACGTTCGCCCCGGACGCGGACACCGCGGTGGAACGGCTCATCAAGGAGTTCGAGCTGTCCGAGGAGCGCGCCAAGGTGGCGGTGATGTTGGCCTCGGCCAACGAGAACCGCGGGGTCGCCCCGCTCTCCTACGCCGGCATCGGCAACGGGGTGACGAGCCTCGCGAAGTCGACGACCCGCGCCTCGACGCTGGTCGAGGTCGCGCAGATCGGCGGCCTGATCTACGAGGCGGCGGCCAAGTGAACCGCCTCGGCCACAACCCACGGGCCGTTCTGGCCGCCCTGCGCGCAGCAGGGTGGGCCATCACGGTGACGGCGCGCGGGCACCTCAAGTGCCGCGCGCCGGGCGGCCAGATCGTGATCGGGGCCCGCCTCGAAGGACCGCGGTCCTGCCCGCGCGCGTTCTGGAACTTCCTTCGTGACCTACGACGCGCGGGCTGGACGCCCGCTGGAGTAACCCAATGACGCACTACATGACCCAAGAGGCCGCCAAGCGTTTCGGCGACCACATCCTCGACAGCCGCGAGAAGCTCAAGACCAAGCGTGCCCGGAAGCTGGTCGACGTGTCGATCGCGACCTACATGACCATGCTGGAGCACACCGGCAACTTCGACCTGACCGACCGCCGGCTCGGTGTGGTGTGGCGCGCAACCCAGGCCCTGGCGACCCGCGGTCTGGTCGCGGCCGAGAAGCTGGACGGCATCAGCAGTGACGGCGCGAGGTTCACCCCCCAACAACTGGACCAGCTGACCGCGGTGGTCAACCGGCTGAACGCCACGACCGACGCCGCGGTCGCGGCCTACCCTGAAGGTCGCCACGACATCTACGCACGGGCCCTGTCGTCTGTCGTCTACGTCAGCACCTCCCAGATCGGCATGGCTGCCTCCGCCTGCCTGTCGCCGGACGCACCGGAGCCCGACTTCCCTGCGGAGCTGTTCCTGGAGTGGGCCAACGGGGTAGCGGAAGAGGCCGCGACCGCCATGGCCCAGATGATCGAGGCGGTGCAGCGACGTGTTGACGACCACCGCGTAAACTGATATTCACACCAACCCCTAGACTCAAAGAACCATGGACATCAACGTCACGATCTCGCTCTCACTCTCGCCTGCAACCGAGACCTTCTTCCGCTCCCTCGTGTCGGCGCTGACCGCGCAGTCGGCCACCGAGGCCCCCACCGCCGAGCCGGCGAAGCCGCGCAAGGCGAAGGCCGCGCCGGCCCCGGCCGTCGAGGCTACGCCGGCTGCTACGCCGGCTGCTACGCCGGCTGCTACGCCGGCTGCTACGCCGGCTGCTACGCCGGCTGCTACGCCGGCTGCTACGCCGGCTGCTACGCCGGCTGCTACGCCGGCTGCTACGCCGGCTGCTACGGCCACCGCCGAGCAGGCGGTCGCTGCGGTCACCGAGGCCATCAAGAAGCTGGGCAACGACCCGGTGCGCAAGGTCTTCGCGGACCGCTTCAAGGTCAGCCGGTTCGCCGAGCTGAAGCCCGACCAGTTCGGGCCGCTGGTGGCGGCGATGCAGGCCCTGGTGGCGGGAGCCTGAGCCATGGGCCACGCCCTGTTCTCCCCGTCGGCGTCCCACCGGTGGCTGCGGTGCCCCGGCTCGGTGCGCCTCAGTGAGGGGCTCACCAGCCCCGAGACGGTCTACAGCCGGCGCGGCACGTTCGGCCACGAGATGGCCGCAGCGTGCCTCACGCTGGGCGTGCCGGCGGAGCACTTCCGCGGCCACAGTGACGGCGAGTTCGTGTTCGACGACGAGCTGGTCGCAGCCGTGCAGGTCTACCTCGACGTGGTCAACGAGCTGGTGCGCAGCGGGCCGGGCGGTCAGCTGTTCGTCGAGCACCGGGTCCACGTCACGGAGGACTGCTACGGCACTGCCGACGCGATCGTCATCGGGCACGACGCCATCCACATCGTCGACCTGAAGTTGGGTGCCGGCAGCTACGTCGAGGTCGAGGGCAACACGCAGCTGCTGACCTACGCCGCCGGTGCGCGCGAGCAGTTCGGCGAGGCCGTCCGCGCACTGCCGGCGAAGCTGCACGTCGTGCAGCCGCTGTTCGACGGCGCGGCACCGCACCGGACGGCCGTGGCCCTTGTGTCGGAGGTGATCACGCACGCGTCCGACATCGTGGTTGCGCAGCGCGACGCCCTGAGCGAGAAGCCGACCCTGTCGGCCGGCGAGCACTGCCGCTACTGCCCGGCCGCCGCAACGTGCCCGGCGCTGCGTGACCAAGCGTTCACGGCCGTCGAGGAGATGTTCCCCGACCGGTCGCCCGGCCAGCTGCCGACGAAAGTGACGGCGCCGCCGCTGCCGGAGCAGATCCCGAGCGAGCGCCTGGGTCAGGTGCTCGCGCTGGCCGACACCGTCGAGCAGTGGATCGAAGCGGTCCGCAAGGAGGCGTTCGCCCGCGCCTCGAGGGGCGACCAGATCCCCGGCATGAAGCTCGTCGCCCGCATCGGCAACCGCCAGTGGGACAACGAGACGCGCGCCGCGGCGGTGCTGCGTGGCCTCGGCTTCGATCCGTTCGAGGCGCGGCTGCGCTCGCCGGCCCAGGCCGAGAAGCTGGGGCCGAAGGCGAAGGCCGCGGTCGCCGAGCTGACCCACCGGCCGACCACCGGGGTGTCCTTGGTGCCCGACAGCGACAGGCGGCCGGCGCTGACGCGCGAGGAGTGGTTCCCCCTGCTCACCGGAGGTGCGACGTGACCACGTTCCTGCTCCTCTGGTTGGTCCTCGGCGTCCTGTCGTGGTGCCTGCACGCGTGCGCCTTCGTCGGCTCGCGCGAGTGGCAGCTGTCGACGCCGCGCGACCGCACGATCGACCTCGTCATCACCTTCCTGTTCCTGGCCGCGCTCGGTGCCTACTCGGTGTTCCTGGTCTTCCACGCGCACCGCGTGCCGAAGTAGTTGACTTCACGTATCGACGTGGCTACGTTCGTTCGCCTGTTCATCCCGTAGTTCGCAATCCCCTAGTTCGCAATCCCGTAGTTCTCACATGACCCAACCATCCGCGATCGAGTTCACGACCGGCGACGTTCGCCTGTCGTTCCCTGCCCTGGCCGAGATGAAGCCCAACGCCCAGGGCTCCGACAAGCTCAGCTATCAGGCGGTGCTCCTGCTGCCGCCGGACACCGACCTGACCCCCTACAAGGACGCCATTCGCGCGGCGCTGGTGGCGAAGTTCGCCAAGCAGCCGACTGGCCTGAAGCCGCTGCCGCTGCACGACGCCGAGACGAAGCCCTACGCGGGCTACGACAAGGGGTGGCACTACGTGCCGACGCGCACCGAGCGCCCGCCGGTGCTCGTCAACCAGCTGCGCCAGAACGTCAAGCCGGAGACCTTCTACGCCGGCTGCTGGGTGCGCGCGAGGATCAGGGCATGGGTCTACAACAACGCGTTCGCACGCGGTGTGAGCTGGGAGCTGTGCGCGCTCCAGTTCGTGCGTGACGGCGAGCGCCTCGATGGGCGCAACAACAAGCCGACCGACCCGAACGCCGCCTTCGTGGCCCTCGAACTGCCGGCCGAGAAGAGCGGCGGCGACCTGACGTGGGATCCCCTGGCGTGACCTGCCGCAGGGCCTTCGTCATCGTCGCGAAGGCCCTGCTGGTCGCCCTCTTCGCGGTCGCCTGGGTGGCCGCCTACGCTGTGCTGGCATGATCCTCTGCATCGACATCGAGACGTGCAGCGCCGCCGACATCGACGACGGCGCTGACCCCTACGCGCAGCACAGCACCACCCGCGTGTGGTGCGTGGCGGCGGTGCTCGATGACGGTGCCAGCCGGCAGATGGTGGTGTGGGAGCCGGGGCAGCTCGTCCCCGGCTTCGTCGCAGACGCGATCCGCAACGGCACGCCGGTGCTCGCCCACAACGCGCCGTTCGAGGCCGCGATCTTCCGCGAGATCCTTACGCCCCACTGGGGGTGGCCGGCGATCGGCATCCGCCAGTGGCGCGACTCCCTGGCCGTGGCCGCGGCGCTCAACCTGCCTCTGTCGCTCGGCAAGCTGGGCCCGGTGATCGGCGCGCACGTCGAGAAGGACGAGGAGGGACGGAAGCTGATGCTGTCGCTCGCGAAGGTCCGCTGGGACAAGCGTGACGGCGCGTTCGTGTTCCCTGGAGCCACCCCCGAGCAGCTTGCTCGGCTGAAGGACTACTGCCTCCGCGACGTGGAGGCGACCCTGGCGGTGTGGAACCGCCTGCCGGAGCTGCCGGACGCCGAGGTCGAGATGATCCACCTCGACCGCGAGATCAACCAGCGCGGCGTGCTGCTCGACCAGAAGCTCGGCTCCGCGATGCGCGCCGCCGTGGCTCACCGCAAGAAGCAGCTCGGGGCCGCCCAGTGGGACGAGACCAAAGACCTGATCTCGGTGTCGGGGATCCCGGCGCTGAAGTCGTGGCTGGCCGACCGCGCGGTCAAGCTCCCGTTCGCGTCGCGCAAGCAGAAGGACGGCTCCTTCAAGTCGGTGGAGACCCTCGATCGGCCGGCGCTCGTGCAGTTGCTGAAGCAGCCCGACCTGCCGGCGGAGGTCCGCTCGGTCCTGGAGCGCCGTCTGGAGGCCACGAGGCTCACGTCTCTGGCCAAGTTAGGGCGCGTGGCGACAGCCGTGTGCAAGGACGGCCGGCTGCGCGGCGCGCTGCGCTACAGCAAGGCGCACACCGGGCGGTGGTCGTCGGAGGTGCTCCAGGTCCACAATCTCGCGCGCACGCCGGACTCGTTCAAGCCGATCGCCGCCCAGTTCCGGCAGCACCTGCTCGACGGCAACATCGACGCGGCGAACGCCCTGCACCCGGTGCTCGAAGGTATGTCCTTCTCGCTCCGCGCACTCGCCATCGCCTCGCCTGGGCGCACGTTCGTTGGCGGCGACTACTCGGCGATCGAGGCCCGCATCCTGGCCTGGGTCGCCGGCCAGGACGACGTGCTGCAGATGTTCGCCAGCGGCGCCGATGTCTACACCTCGGACGCCAAGAAGGTCGGCAGCGACAGCCGTCAGTTCGGCAAGGTGCAGCGGCTCGGCCTGGGCTACGGCATGGGCGCGGTGAAGTTCCAGGAGACGGCTTCCGCGGCGAAGATCCAGCTCGACCTGAAGCGGTCGCGCGAGGTCGTGCGCGGATGGCGCGCGGCCAACCCGGCGATCACCGGCTACTGGAAGGCGCTCGAAGCGGCCTGCATCGAGGCCGCACAGAACCCCGGCTCGCTGACGATGGTCGGTCGCACGATCGTGTCGAGCGACCAGCAGTGCCTCCGCATCCATCTGCCGAGCGGTCGCGCGCTGCACTACTGGCGGCCGTCGGTGGCCAAGGTCCGCAAGTCCGTCGACACCGTGAACGAGGCCGGCGAGATCGAGACCGTCGAGTTCGAGGCCATCGAGCTGCGGTTCTTCACGCCGGGCAAGCTCGGCATGGAGCGCGAGACCACCTACAGCGGGAAGCTGACGGAGAACGTCGTGCAAGCCATCGCTCGCGACGTGCTGCGCGACGCGCTGATCCGGCTCAAGGGCACCCGGTTCGAGGTGGTGCTGCACGTTCACGACTCCATTTGCGCCGAGGTCGACCAGAGCCAGGACATCCTGGCCGCCGACACCGACATCAGGCAGTTCCGTCAACTGGTCGCCTCCAGCCCGACCTGGGCAACCGACCTCCCCCTGTCGGTTGATGTATACGTGGCTGGACACTTCAAAGGTTAGTCGCTACACAGTTCCACCTATGGCTCCCCACTCTCATTCCGAGAATCACCCGTTCCGCAAGCTCGTCAACCGCGTCCGCACCCGCGGACACCGCCCCGGCTCCGAGCCCCACACCTACGAGGAGATCGCGAACCGCTGCGGCGTCTCCCGGCAGTTCCTGCACGCCCTGATGACCGGCCGGCAGGGCCCCGGTGTGACCGTCAGCTCCGTCCGGCAGCTCGCCGAGGGGCTCGGCGTCGGCGTCGCCCTCGTGATCGACTGCCTGGAGAAGTGATGAACACGTCGCCTCTGCTCGCAGCCCGCGAAGCCGTCTACGGCCAGCGTCGCCTGGACTACGGCACCCCGAAGGCCAACCACGAGCGCACCGCCGCCCTGTGGTCGGCCTACCTCGGGCACCCGATCCGTGCGGTCGACGTGTGCCTGATGAACATCCTCCAGAAGGTCAGCCGCGGCGCGCACAGCCTGACCCACGACACCCTGGTCGACATCGCCGGCTACGCGGAGAACGCGCACCTCGTCCGCAACCCGGAACAGGAGGCTGACGGCGCATGAGGAAGCTCCCTTTGGACTTCGAGGCTGCCATCGCCAACCTGAGCGAGGCGCAGGAGTTCCTGGACAAGTGCCGGCTCGATATCGAGAACGCCCAGGCAACGGGCGCGCTCCGTGACGCACGCGAGTGGGTGGCCTCCGCCGTCGGCGAAGTGGTCACCCGCTACCGGGCAGCTGTCAGGGCTGCGGCGGCGAAGGCCCCGGCCCCGGACCCGCAATGAACTTCTCACCGGACGCGCGGTGCGCGTCCGGCCGGTGCAATGACTCCACCGGGAACCCCTAACCCGTCTGACCGCGGGCGGGGTGCTGCCAGTCCTCGCCGCGCGGCGCTCTGCCTCGGCCGCGCGGCGGGGCTGGGTGTTTCTAGTTGCGCTGGGCCATCTTGCCCGGCGCACCGGACACCACGCCGCGCACGAGGTCGAGCACGTTGGCCGGCGTGATCGTTCCGGTGAGCACGTCGGTGACGTAGCCGGCGCGCGAGCCGACGCCGCCGAGCGGCAGCTGGATGCCGAGCCCGAGCAGCGTCATGGCGTCCCGGATGTGCCCGCCGTCGGGCCCCACGACGTTGCCCTCGCGGTCGGTCTTGAACCCGGTGATCGCCTTGATCGCGTCCGCCGAGCCGCCAACCGCGCGCTCGAGTGTCGTCATCACCGGCGACGTGGTCATGCGGTCGTTCCAGGACTGGTCATCGAACGCGTTCAGCGCCGGCATCAGCAGCGACGAGCCGGCAACCGGCACCTGGGCCAGGGCAGCCCGCAGCTGGCCCATGAACAGGTAGTCCATGGTCAGCACGTCCGCGTCGCCGTCGCCGTCCTCGTCGTCCCACTGCCCGCGCAACGTGCGCGAAATGGCGTCGGCCAGAAGTGTCGGCGCCGCGAATCCGAGCGCGTAGAGGTAGATCAGCGGGCCGGCCTTGGCCCACCCGGCCTTCTTCGAGATGGCGACCCACCGGTCGGCCTGGAGGTTCGCCAGCGTGTTGAAGTAGCCGGTGAACATCGTCAGCAGGCGGTAGAAGGGCGAGCCCTGCTCGTAGCCGGCAACGTCGGTCGGGTCGAACGACGACTGCGTCTGCCGCACCGCGGCGTCGGCCGCCTTGACCGCCTCCGCATCGGCCGCGGCGTCCGTCATCGTGGCCTTCGAGGCTTCGAGCGACTGCTCGTAGGCCGCCGACCAGACCACGGAGTCGACCATGTTCTGCATGTGCGACTGGAGGAAGTAGGCGTGCTTCTTCGCGAACGCCCTCGCGGTGGCCAGCTTGCCCTGGTTGCGGGTCAGCCCGGTGATCTGCTCCAGCTGCTCGTGCAGCTGGTTGTTCTGCCGGTTCCGCATGAACTCGCTCTTGCCGGCGATGTCCTCGTAGAGCCCGCGCCGCTCGTGCAGCAGGCGGCCCAGGCCGCGGAACAGGTAGCGCGGCTTCACCTTCAAGGCGGCCACCAGCAGGCCGGTGACCTGCTGCAGGGCGTTGCCGACGTTGGCGAACATCGTCGACATCCCGACCGTCGAGCGCACCGCGGACCAGAAGCGATCCACGTCCGAGTTCATGCCCGGCTTCGTGACCGACTGCGTGGCGACGCGCTGCAACCACGGCAGCAGCATGTTCTGCCACACACCGGGCTGCCGGGCTTCGAGCATCGCGGCCATGTCCTTCTG